TAATACATTACAGGTGAACCAAAACTTAGCCTGTAAGCGGTAACCGTGAATAAAGTGACAATGACTTTGTGCATAAGGCTGTCTAAATGCAGCCGATCCTAGTGGAATGACTTTAGTTGAAGTGAATTTACCCATACAGTATAGTATGAGGTATTTTTAAAAGATCAACTTAAATTAAGTTTTTTGTGAGTTTTTCTATCCAATCCTCCAATATTGTTAAATTAATATCTGGTGGGGTAGAAATAACAGCATTACTATCGTCAGCGGAATCATACAAATAGCGTTGAATGTATCGTTTTTCTTCCATAGTTTCTAGATTAATAAATAATCCAGATCTTTTATCTTTTATAACTGTATTACCCGCTAAAGCGAAGTACACACATTCAACTCTCATGAATTCATTAGGTTTAGTATAGCCAATGAGGTTATTAATAAATTCATTTTTATCTCTAGGATTTTTAAAATACAAAAATATAGGTAGATCTGCACTGCTGTAGGTCTTGTTTTTGTATTTGAGTATCACACATTTATTTATAGCATTAGTAAATAATGATATGGCTGTTAACAAAAAATTAGTAAATAAAAATGAAGCCGTGGATTTACCCCCTCCACCCCCAATTAAATTTTCTATGCCGTCGGATACTCGTCCGGCTATGGTACAGAACGTTAGCTCATTTGCAGATTACTACAACCAGGGTCAATTTGATATAACGCCAGACTTTGTTAATTATATAAAAAATGTAGAGAACGGGGTTAAAGCAGGATTAAAACATGGCAAATGGTTTGCACAGCCAAGCTTTGAAGGTGGTACTAAAACTATTGCATACGGTCATAAATTAATTCCAGGTGAAAATTATCCTCATGGTATTACCGATGCACAGGCATTAGAAATGTTAAAAAACGATCTTAATACAGCTTCCAATAAAGCTAAAAAACTCGTTGATAGTAAACACGGCCCTGGTACTTGGGATAATCTAGATAATACAAGAAAAGAAATGTTAACAGACTTTGCCTTTAATGGTGCTTTACCACATTTTCCTCAGTTTATTGCTGGAGTGGTAAACAATGATCCAAATGTAATGAATACACAGTATAAGCGTTTTGCAAAGGGTAAAGAGCTGGTAAATAGAAACCAGCAGTTTGCAGCTAGATACTTAAACCGTTAAATCTTACCGGCTAGTTTTTTAATAATTTCAATAATATCGTCTTTGTTCTTCAGATTAACACCGGAAGATAAAGTCTTGACATCATCTGCATCTAATACGCTTGGATCGGCTTGTACTCTGCAAATAGCATCTGCAGCCATATTAACTAATGTAGTTTCCCAGTTTTGTAATTCAGCAGGGTTACGATCTGCAGCAGTTGTATTATCAGGAGCAGGCGCATTAACAGGGCCTCCATCTTGAGGTAAACCAGCTGGTGGAGGTGGAGGAGGACCGCCAGCACCACCTGCAGTAGGTATCCCAGGGGGTAATGGAGCCTCTAATAAAGTACGGAAAATATCGTCTGCAATCTTATTAAACTTTTTCATTATGTAGTAGTTGAAGTGGTAGATGTTAAAGACTTAATAAAGTCAGGGCTAGCTAATTTAGTAACATCTCCATTAAGTTCAGGGTGTGCTTTAATTGCAGCTAGTAATGCTGTATTAGCAGCTTTAATTGCATCAGCATTTTTTTGACCAGAAGTCTGTTGAACAGTAGCAGCCTGATTACTTGTATTAATAGCTGACTGAGGGTCATTAGTAATACCGCTAGTTGTACCGGTAATACCATCCTCTTTTAATGCAGTTTCTAATACTTTTAGGAATTTACTCTTAATCATACAATTATTTACGACTTTTTTGTATATTTGCACTTGATTTTTATTGGCAATAAAGTAATATAAAGTGTCGTCGGTTTAAGGAGTATACCATATACAGCATAAGCCGTATATTAAAGTAAATAGGGACTCAGGAGCTAAAGCTCCTTCGTCTCCGGTCTTGTCAGACCTTTTATTAGGCTCGCTAACGCTCGCCTTAATATTATATAATATATAGGAGAGAAATCCGCTCATGGTTTGAATGCTGTTAGCAAGCTTTCTATGCCGTTTTTTGTACAAAACCGTTTGATTTTGTTAAAACTATACTTGCTATAATCTACTGAATAGCGAAACTCTTTAAGCTCAGTAGTTATTTCCGTGTATTCTGCAGTATCTTTGCCAATTAATACAGAACTATATGGTTTATTAGTAATGTAAAGTAGGATAGGAAAGCACTTTTTTACTTCTTTAAGAAACGTTAAGATATCCGCATTACACGTTTCTTTATTAATCCAAAATATAGTATTCTTTTTGTGTTCTAATTCGGAATACTCTTTTAAAAGTGTAGACAACGTAAAATAATGTACAAGCTTACGGTAATCTTGTTTTGGTAAGCTATCGTATGTTAAAATGTTATACTTTAACAGTTCAGCTTTAAATAAATTCTGTATCTCTGATTCTATTATTGTAAAATCAGCTAGATAAAGATTGTATTTGAGCGGTAGTACCTGCATTATTAGTTATTGTACTATTATTTTCTTGTTGTGCAAGCTTATTTAATAATGCATTTGGTGCTCTACCAATACGACAGTTTATAATGCCGTTGTAATAGCCTTCTTTAAGTAAAACATTATGATCAAACTGTATCTTAGCTTCGTAATAAGCTAATTCAAACTTACTATCACAAAAACGTATTATTTCAAATTTAAATTTGTCTTTGCCAAGCTTCTTTATATCTTCATTAACATCATTAGAGGATGATGTATAAGTTTTCCAATCTGTCTCTATGTCAAAGTGTCTTTTGTTTTTTCTCCCTTTGAGAGGTTTAAGTTTCTTAACGCTTTTAATTTGTTTCTTTCCGAAATATGTCTTACCAGTGTGGGTGTTAGTAATACGGTAAATAAAACCGTAAGGTAAATTATTAGCATCAATATTCTCATTAGTAGTCCAATGGCCTAGATCCATGTCGCCTACTTACTACATACCTGGTAAGGTTCTACGGATTAAAGGAACAGCTTCTCCATTCACTTTTTTCTTTTTACTTTTTTTCTTTTTAGTAGCACTACCCCAAATATTACGTGCATCTCCTGTAGCATAAAAATCACCCGAACGCCCTGGTGTAGATGCATGTGCTTGTCCAGCACCAAAAACAGCAGAAGTGTTTCCAGCAGCTGCTGTCATATCTTCTAAAAGCTTAGTATACAAATTATTAAAGTTTTTCACGTAGATTTATTAATATTATACTATATACTTAGTAAGATTTATGGACTTACTTAATGTAGATAAAATTATTAGTGACTTTCAAACGGAACTTACTAATGATATTAAAATGGATGAGCTCTCTCTTAAAGAGAAAGCAATGCTTGCACCCACCACTAAGCAGAAGTGGGTAGCTAGAACCACTCAATATAAAAGTACTTTGCTCAAGCTTGAATATGCTAGAAAGCAAAAGGTTAGAGAGAAAACCGTAAATGCACCTGTAGCCCTATCTAAAGCTGCACGAGACGAAATAATGTATAATGATGATGATATAGTATCTATCAATACTTGCATTGATCAGGTTAAATTAATTTTAGATTATCTTGAAAAGGTAGAAAAGCTAACCGGTTCTTTAACCTACGACTATAAGAACGCTATAGATTTACAAAAACTTGAAACAACATAATGGTAGTTGAGTTCCAATATGACCCAAAACGTAAGGAAGTAAAAATCGTATCTGATTTTCTTTCTAATATTAAAGAACACTTCAGTGTTAAGAGTCCGGCTGCTCGTTTTAATCGTTTTGCTAGGTTTATGCCTCAGCGTATTTATGCAATCACTCCAGCTGGTTATTGCGGTATTGGGTTAGTGCCTGGTATTATAGAATTTTTAAATAATCAGAACATTCCATTTGAAATTAAAGTCAATGAAGAATATAGTAGTATAGTACAAAAGACTCATATACTTGATCCTGATCGGTTTAAGACATTAAACAGCGAGTTTAAACTCAGAGATTATCAAGAAACCGCTGTTAGTAAAGCACTGGATAGTGGCTATGGTGTAGTAGAACTGGCAACAGGCGGTGGTAAAACATTAATTATTGCTAACTTAGTTT